TGCCGAGGTCGAGGGCGAGCACGGCGCGATGTGCGAGGGCGACGGGGAGCGGGGCGATGATGCCGCCGCTTGCGTCGGGCGCGGGCGGAGTCAGAGTCGCGAGAGCCATGATGGTCTCCGAGAGGGGGTCATGGTGGTGAGGGCGGCGACGGCGCGGTTCTTGGCGGAGCTCGCCGTCGCTGCCCGGCTGCGGGATGGGTGGACCGGGGGGGGCCGGTGCTCGGTGGGCGTGGCGTTTGGAGCGGCCTATTCGTTGCGATGACAGATCTGACAGATGTCCCGGTAAAGGGCGTCACGCGCGCGCGCGTGTGCGCGCGTACGGGTATTTGGGGAGAATCTGTCAGATCTGTCATCGCAATGAAAAGCCCAATCGTGTCAGATAGATCGCCATCCCGATCTGTCATCGGAATGAGACCTCCTCCTGTTTCGCGAGGCGTCATGCCCTTCCTCCTGGGTCAGAACTGCATGGGGTCGGCCGAGGACGCAGTCCGGAGCAGCCGCAGCCCGCGGAAGCAGCGCTCGCCGCTGTCGCGGCCCCGCTCGAAGCCGCGATTGGTCAGGTTGTCGGAGAAGCGCTTGGTCGAGCCGACGTACTCGCCACCGGCCTCCGCCCACGCCTTCCAGCTTGCGAACAGCGCCGCCGTGGGCTCGACGTAGGCGGCTCCGCGCTCGCAGCAGTCGGCAAGCCAGCGCCCCAGCGCATCCTCGGCCTCGAAGTACTCGTCGGTCGCGGCGAGGACGGTGGCCGGCGGCTTCAGCCCGCCGCGCTGCCATTCGAGACAGCCCTGCAACGCCCAGGCGAGGATGCCGTCACGCTCGGCCAGCAGACGCTCGGGCAGGCGCTTGTCGCGCTGGGCCGGCGGGATGGTGACGGTGAACGGCACCATGTGCAGGCGCCGCCGCATCGCCTCGTCGACGTTGCGGATCGACGGCTTGTGGTTGCCCGCGACCAGCAGCTTGAACTGGGGGACGAACTCGAAGAAGTCCTGGCGCATGAACCGTGCGGTGATGCGATCGCCGCCGGTGAGCGCCTTGAGCTTGCTCTCCGCCCAGCGGCTGCCCTGCTCGGTCTCGATCGAGGTGACGATGCGCGCACCCCGCAGCCCGGCCATGTCGGTGGGATGGCGCTCACCGTGGGTCGCCATGAACATGTCCATCGGCGCGACCGAGGCGTAGTCGCCGACGATCGCGGTGATGGTGTTCAGGAACACCGACTTGCCGTTGGCGCCGGTGCCGTAGAGGAAGAACAGCGCGTGCTCGGTGGTGACGCCGGTGAGCGCGTAGCCGACCACGCGGCGGAGGTAGGACTGGAGATCCGCGTCACCGCCCGTGACCTGGGCGAGGAAGGTGAGCCAGGCCGGGCACTCGCCCTGGGGCGCTGCCGTCGTGAGCTTGGTCATGTGGAGAGCACGGTCGTGCGAGCCGAGCGTGCCGCTGCGCAGATCCACCACGCCGGCCGGGGTGTTGAGCAGCCAGGGGTCGCGATCCCACACCTCGGCAGTGGTGGCGTGGCGGCGATCGGCGCGCGCGAGCCGCTCCACCGCGGCGACGGTCGAGGCCTGCGAGAGCCTGGCGCGGACCTTGGCGTTGTTGGCGCGATTGGCGGCGGCACGGCAGACGCCGCGGGCGAGGTCGAAGGCGCGCAGCGTGCCCTCGCGTTCCCACCGCGCCCCGGTCCAGGTGAGCCAGGCCCCCCAGACCGCGACGTGGCGCCAGTCGTCACCGTGGCGCTCGCTGAACTCGGCCGCCAGCGCATCCTCGGTGAAGCCGACCGGCAGGACGTGATCGTCCCCGGCCTGCGGCCTGGGATCGTCCCCGCCGCCTTCGGTGTGATTGGCTGCGTCGCGCTGCCAGAGCCGCTCCGCCTCCTGGCGCAGCCGATCCTCGGGCCAGGGCGGATCGATGCGCGCTGCGTTGTAGTCGCGGATCTCCTGCCATGCCTGGGCGGGTGTGGCGTGCCCTTCGCGGCAACGCCGGATCCAGTAGCCGATGATGCGCGACAGCGCCTCGAACCGCGTCACGCCGTCGGCGCCGCCCTCACGCACGCGCTGACCGAACAGCTCGGTGACGTCGCCGCGCGGCGGGCCCGCACCATTGAAGTCGAAAGGATGGGCGGCCGTGTCCGTCGCGACCTCGCTGCCGATCCCAGGCAGCGGCGGCATCGCCATCACGGCTTCGGCGAACTCGGTCAGGTCATGATCGCGCGGACGCGAGTCGAGGATGGTGACCGGCCGGGTGGCTCCCCCTTTCGCATACACCGAACCCGCCACACGGATCGGCTGATGCGCGGAGCGGAACGCCGGATCGCCGCCGACCTTCACCGCGATTGCGTGGCGGAGCCGGCACAACGTCACCAGGTCATCGCCGCTCGCCGGCTCAGTGAGCCGCCAGTAGAGGTGCCGCTTGGCCTGCCCGTCCGCGGTCACCCCGCCGGAGGCGACCTCGAGCGTCGGCGCGCCGAGATGCCGCACCAGGTGCGCGCGCTTGGCGGCGATGTCGCCGTGGTCGAGGTCGACCAGCACCACCTGCATCTGGGCGACGTCTTCGGCACTCGCCTGGCCCGGTCCGCCGACCGTGCCGGGGATGACGTAGAGCGCCATCCCGGCCTCGGCGGCCCAGCGCGCCTGCACCGTGAGCTTCGCCGCCAGATCGGCATCGGCCGGCAGGAACGGTGTGTGCGGGGGACGGTCCGGCCCGCCTTTCTCCCCCAGCGCACGGACCGCCACCCAGCCCTCGCACCAGCCGAACACGACCTCGGCATAGGTCGCGATCATCTCCGCATCGGGCACGGCGGTGTGCTCGGTCGCAGATGCCGTCACGACCAGCACCTCAGGCGCCAGGCGCAATACGCGCACTCCGGGTGGCCCGGCTCGGCGGCAACGCGTGGCAGCATCTCGCCGGCGTCGCAGGCCTGCAGGATGCGCACCCCCTTGTCGCTGATCGCCTGCGCCAGCGCCGCATCGAACGGCACGAGCTCGTGGTGCAGCTCGCTCGTGTCCTTGTTCACCGCGGTGAACAGGGCCGGCGCCTCCGTGAGGCCCATGTAGGCCTGATAGAGGGCGACCTGCGCCGCGTAGATCGGCTTCGCCGCCGCCACGCCGCGTCGTGCGATCTCCCTCCAGTTGCGTGCGTTCGCCGACTTGCACTCCCACAGCGCCGGCACCACGACGATGCCCTGCGCCGCAGCGGGGGCGGCGACCACCACACCGTCGATGTGCCCCTGGATGCGCCCGCCGGCGACCGAGAAGCCGAACTGCTCGCCCGCGCGATTGCGCGTGCGGATGTCGAACCCGGCGCGCCGCAGCCAGCCGATCGCCAGGTCCTCGAACACATGCCCGATCGCGAAGGTGCGGAGCGTCTGCCCCGAGAACTGCGCGCCGGGATCACACGGCACGTCCAGGAACTCGTACTGCAGGCGGCGGGCGCAGGGATCGCCCAGACGCGACCCGCCGAGATACGCCCGTCGCGGCTGCTCGCCGTTCACCGTGACCAGCGCCGCGTCGATCAGCCCGTTGATCACCTCGCCAGCCGTTGGGGCCTTCGGGCGGTGGTTGAAGTCGAGGGGGGCGTCCGGCATCAGAACGGCACCTCCGGCACGTCCGGCTTGACGCTCGCGCGCATCGCGTCCTGGAAGGCGTCGACCGCCACCTCGGCGAGTGTCAGCACCTGCTGCTCGGAGAGGGCATTCAGCGGCGTGGTCCAGCCGATCTCGGCCATCACCTCCGCCATGGCGCGCATCGCCGCACGCAGCGCGGCGCGCTCCTGCTCGGTCAGATCAACCATGCCGGGCGACCGCTCCGCCAAGCGCGACCAGAACTCCTGGCACGTGATGGAACAGAACCAGGCCCACCGCCGTGGCGATCTGGTCGGTATCGGGTCGAACCAGCCAAAGCCACGCGCCCGGCGGCGACAGACGGCGCAGAGCACGGAGGGCGCGGGAGCGAGCGGCATCGCCAAGCAGCTCCGTCATGCCGCCCTCCGCAGGCCGTTCGGGAACACCGCGGCGATGATCTGCGGCCGGTTCCAGAGGAAGTTCAGCCGGCAGTTCGCGGCGTACTTCGACAACCCGAAGTCGAGCGCCGGATCGGCGTCACCGGCGCGCGCGAGCAGTTCGCGCTGCCGCGGGCTCGCCGGGTGGTTCAGCCACAACCGGCTCTTGGTGGCGGTAGCCCCGGTCTCGGCCTGGCGGAGGAAGTCGTCGGCATCGGCCAGGACCTGTGCGTGCTCACCGACGCCGAGATGACGCAGCCTGCCCTGGCGCAGCTTGCCGACCGCGTGCCAATGCTCGCCGTCGAAGAACACGCCGGCCCAGGCGTCGAAGCCCGAGGCCATCATCGCGTGGCCGTCGCCATGCATGTCCCACCAGCGGAACGGCGAGCGGTCCAGGATGTCGACCTCGCTCAGGCCGAAGCTCTGCAGCGGGCGCTTCTCGCGGGTCTTGCGCTGCCAGACGTGCCCGCAGAACGGACAGGCGATCGTGCCGATCGGCACTTCCGCCTCGCATGACGGGCAGGTCTTGTAGGGAGCCTGCCCCGGCTCGGGCTCGTCCTCCTCGGCGAGCGTGCCGTCGTGCTCGATCGAGCCATGGCGCAGCGCGGCACCGGCGAAGTCGAGGACGATGCAGTCGGTCTTGATGACGCCCGGGAAGCGCTCGGGGTCGACCTTGCGCAGGCCCCGCCCGATCGCCTGCACGAAGGTGCCCCGGTGCAGCATCGGCCGCAGCACGACGATGCAGCCGACCGGCTGGCTGTCGAAGCCCTCGGTCAGCACCATGCAGTTGGTGATCACCTGCACCTCGCCGCGATCGAACCGGGCCAGCAGATCCGCCCGCTCCCAGGCCGGCATCTCGCCGGTCACGGTCTCGGCGGTGATCCCCGCGGCCCGGAACGCGGCGGCGACCGCTTCGGCGTGTGCGACCGTGGCGCAGAAGGCGATCGTGCGCCGGTCGGCCGCACGCTCGCGCCAGTGCTCGACCACCGCCTCGTTGAGCACCGCGCGGTTGAGCACCTTCGCCGCAGCGTCCATGTCGAAGTCGCTGCCGGCCGCACCGACGCGATCGAGGTCGTCGGCAATGCCGAGGTCGATCGTGAAGGTGCGCGGCGGCACCAGGATGCCCTGGGCGATCAGCGCAGAGATCGGCAGGTGGTAGGCGATGTTGGAGAAGGTACGGCGCAGGCTGCGACCATCGCCGCGCTCCGGTGTGGCGGAGAGACCGAGCAACTTCACGTCCGGATTGGCGGCGCGCGCCTCGGCGATGATCGCCTGGTAGCTGTCGGCCGCGGCGCGGTGGCACTCGTCGATGACGAGATGCGAGATCGTCCCCATCCGCGCGCGGCGCGCCGCACGCGCCAGCGTCTGCACGCTGCCGAAGATCACCTGGCCCGACCAGTCGTCGCGTTCGGCCTTGACCACCGAGGCAGGCAATCCGGCCACCCGGCCGATGGTGCTGCGGTTCTGCTCGATCAGTTCGTCGGTGTGCTGCAACACGAGGAAGCGGGCATCGTGCTGCGCTGCCGCCTCCTCGCCGATGTAGAAGCCGGCGACCGCGGTCTTGCCGGCACCCACGGGCAGCGCGACCAGCGTGTTGCCTTGCGCCGCCGCCTTGCTGCGGGCGGCGTCGACCGCCGCCCGCTGGTAGTCGCGCGGGATCATGCCTGGCCTCCCGCTCAGCGCGCCCAGAACGGCGCGGCGTTGCCGGCCGCGGGGTCAGGCTGAACAGGGGCCGCCCAGTGCGGCGCGGCGCCGCCGGTCGCCGGGCCGGGCAGCATCGGCTGCATCGCTGCCGACGCCGCTCCCATCAGGCGGGCGTAGTCGGCGTGCTCGGGCCCGATCGCGGCGGCGATGACGTTGCGGCCCTCGTCGCGCGGATCGGCCTTGTCCTTCTCGATGCCGATCTTGGCGACGAACTCGATGCCATTGAGGTCGCCGTAACCGCGGATCGTGCGCGCGGCGCGCGCGTGATCGGACGTGTCCTTGGCGGCGACGCCACGCGCACTCTCGAGGATCCCGCGGATCAGCGAGCGGCCGCGATTGGCGTAGGTGTCGTCGCCCTGGCCGC